CAGGTAGTGTTACATTTAACGCTGCACTGGTTCTTACCAACATTGACGGTATTGGTTTTAAACGTGGTGTACGTGTAAACGAATTCTCAGCAGACGACAGTTTTACAAATGCGCAAGGTGACGCAGTTCCTACTGAAACTGCGGTTGAAGGGTATATTAACAGACGTCTAGGTTGGGACAGAAACGGTTCGGCAATCTTAGCTGGTGATATCATCGGCGGTGGTGCTGTTAAGAAAACCGGCGATACCATGACTGGTAACCTTAACATGGGCGGCAACAACGTAGTTGACCTTGCAACACCTACCAACAATAGTGATGCTGCAACCAAAGGTTATGTTGACGGACAAGTAGCAGCATTTAACGAACTGTCTGAATTAACTGACATGAATATTGCAACTCCAGCAGCAGGACAAACACTGGTTTACGACGCTGTAGCAGGCAAATGGGAAAATGCTACTGTTAGCGGAGACATTGGATTCAGTTACAATGGCACTGCACTAACAACATCAATCAGTACAGGTGTAATTGTTAACGCAGACGTTAGTGCAAGTGCTGCAATAAGTCAAAGCAAATTGGCTATGACAGCAGCAACAACTAGAGCAAATGCTACCAGCATTACACAAGCAGACCTAGGATTGGCAAGTTTTGATAGTGCTACATTTACTGCAACCAGCGGATGGATCAATGTATCAAACAGTGGTATAACCAACGCTATGCTTGCTGGAAGTATTGCTAACAACAAGCTGGCAAACAGTAGTATTACTGTCACTGACGGAAGCACACCTTCGAACATCTCCTTAGGCGGCACACTTACTTTCAGTGGCACAGCTAGTGAAGTTGAAGTAACACAGTCGGGCGGCACAGTAACAATCGGACTACCTGCTACAATTAACGCAAATACTTCAGGTAGTGCTGCATCTGCTACTAACTCAAGTACAGTAACCGTTGCAGCAAGAAACACTGATGCAGGTACACACTATCCGACATTTGTTACTGCTACATCTGGTTCGTTGGCTCACTTTACAGACACCGGCTTAACTTGGGTTCCTAGTACCAACACACTAGGATTTACTGCCGGCTTAATGACCGGACTTAACAAACTTACATTTGCCGGTGCAACAACTGTAAACGAAATAATACTGCCTACTAACTTAGCTGATGCGTTGAGCATAACAGACAATGCAGTATCGCCCAATGATTTGGTTGTTATAACAACCACAACAGGTGCCCAATCATTTAACGTTAAAACAGGTATGACTATTACAGGAAGTATACTTCCGGGTGCAAACAGTCCTACAGACAGCGGACAAATGCTAGGTGGTACCAGCAACAGATGGAATACAGTTTACGCTACAGTGTTTAATGGTGTTGCAACCGAAGCATTATACGCTGACTTGGCGGAAAACTATTTAGGAGACAGCCGCTACGAACCAGGTACTGTACTGGTATTTGGTGGCGAGCATGAAGTTACTGTAACCAGCACCAAAGGAGATCGCAGAGTAGCAGGTGTTGTTACAACTAATCCTGCACACTTGATGAACAGTGCGCTAGAGGGCGAGTTTGTAACTGGCATTGCGCTGCAAGGTCGTGTTCCAGTAAAAGTACTAGGAAGAGTACAAAAGGGAGACTTGATTGTTACAAGTGCAATACCGGGATACGGAATTGTTGATAACGATCCACGAGTAGGTACTGTAATAGGAAAAGCAGTTGCATACAAGTTAGACGACGGTAAAGGCGTTGTTGAAGTAGTAGTAGGAAGAGTATAATGGCAAAACAAACTATCAACGTAGGATCTAGTGCAAACAAAGGTGATGGCGACCCGTTACGTACAGCCTTTACTAAGATCAACAGCAACTTCACTGAATTATATAACGGTCCTTCTCAATATACACAATCACAGCTCGATAATATAACTCCTACAGAAGGAATGTTTGTTTATAACCTTACAACTGGTAAATTTCAAGGATATGCAGCAGACACTGGTGACAGTACAGCAGGCTGGGTTGATTTGCACTAAATATATAAAACGGAGACAAAGATGACAATCGAAACTATTAATATAGGAAACGCAGCCAACGACGGCACAGGTGATGATCTTCGTGAAGCATTTATTAAAGTAAATCAAAATTTCCAAGACATTGACGCTCGCACTGAACAAACAACCGCAACAAACTTAGGATTATCTGGATATCAGGTGTTTGCCAATCAAAGCGGTTCTCAGCTACAATTTAGAAGATTGTTAGCAGGAACTAACGTAGAATTAGTGCAAACAGATACAACTATTAGAATTGACGCTCCTACTCAGCCAACGTCATTTGTTGTTTCTGGTGATACTGGTAGCTTGATTGCCGGTGCAGGAATAAATCTAGCAGTAATCGGTGGCGAAGGTATTACAATTGGTGTTGACAACAATAACAAACGTATTACAGTCAACGGCGGGTTGTCGCTGGATTTAAGTCCATCGCTAGCTGCCGGTTTAGATGGCAACAATAAAAGTATTACTAACGTAAGCAACCTAGTTGCAACTTCGGCAACATTTCCTACTGCAACAATTACAAATTTAAATATAACAAATATAAATGGCGAACCATGGGCAAGTATTAGTGAATACTTAGACTATGATTTTGGAACATTTTCAGCAGAAAGAACAAGCATACTAGATTTTATTGTCAAGTCAATTGGTGTAGACTTTGGAACATTTACAAGTCCTGCAGACGCACTAGTTGATTTTGGTAGCTTTGTATAAGGAATAATAATGTTACCTACATGGACAGTACCAAATAATTATAACATAGGGTCTTTCAGTGAAAGAATAACAGTTAGCTATAGTTTACCTGTTTCAGGTGATGCTAGCTTAACCACAACAGTTATCTCAGGAGAACTCCCTGCAGGGTTAAGAGTTGAAAACAATGCCATCGTCGGTACTCCATACGAAGTTGCAAGATCCAAGTCTAGTTTGTTTGTTATAAGAGCTAGGACTACAGCAGGTGTATTAGATAGAACATTTAATATTACAATCGAAGGCCCTGACAATCCTAATTGGGTTACGCCTGCGGGCAGACTACCAGTAGGACCTAACGGTGTATACTTTATTCTTGACAGTTCTATAATTGATTTCCAGTTACTTGCTACAGACCCAGACTTACCAGCAGGTGATACACTTAGTTACTACATTGCGTCAGGCGATGGAGAATTACCTCCAGGAATTAGATTAACCACTGATGGTAGATTAACCGGAGTAGTCGATCCTATACTTGCACTAGATGTTACTGACAGAGAAGCAGGCTACGACGAAACACCGTTTGGACGCAATCCATTTGACTTTAGCACAAACAGTGATAGCGGTATAGATAGTTTTTACTACGACATGACTGTTTATGATTATGCTGTTCCAACAAGAGGTCCAGTAAAATTAAATAGAATGTACGAGTTCTACGTAACTGTTACAGACAACGTATCATCTACAAAAAGAAGATTTCAAATTTATGTTGTAGGAGACGACTTTCCTCGTAGTGATAATACAATAATGAAAGCTGGCGACGGCATTTATACAGCAGACATCACTTATCTAAGAACTCCGCTTTGGTTAACTCCGGCAGACTTGGGTGTAAGACGTGCAAACAATTACCAAACAGTTTATCTAAACGTGTTGGATCCAAACAGTATACAAGGTGAATTAAAATATTTCCTTGAAACTATAAACGATGATAACACGCCGAGCGTGTTGCCGCCTGGATTGACATTAGACGAAGACACTGGCGAATTAGCTGGTATTATTCCTTATCAACCTGCTGTTACAAAAGAATATAAATTTACTATTAATGCACTAAGATACGATCCAGATATTGGATTAGTCACTGTGTTTGCTAACTCGTTTGAAGACACGCTATCTGGTAGCACATCGTTAAAAATTAATAAATTATCAGAAAATGTTATTGATGGGCTAAGTGAACTAGATAGCCTGGTAGGTAAAACACTGGCTATTGAAGAAAGAAACTATCTAGTAGAAAGTGTTGACAATGCAAATGAAGATTACGATATTCTTTATTTTACATCAGCACTACAGCCGTATAATAAAGCAACACCGATAAACGTGAGCAGATTTGCGCCCGCTGGCAGAGATTATTTTTTTGCAACTTCTCTTAGTTTAAATGATGCTGGTTTTTATACAAACAGAAAATTAAATTATTCTAGTACAGAATCTTATACAATACAAGATGTTTATCCGTATATTGAATGGGACATATCGATTGACGACAGTACAAGCGGAAGTATAGAACTAAATTATAGTGTAGTAACAGAGTCAGGAAGCACTGACATAGAATACAATTTGGCTTATTTTCTTGAAGCTGATGGAAGAGATGCTTACATAACAGCTACAAGAAACGAGTCGGATAAAATTATATCGTTAAGACTTTTAATTCCTGCAACAGCTCAAAATCGAAATAAAAACTTTATTAAGAGTTTATTTCACACATCAGACAGTGCAGCTATATATGCTAACGAATTAGTACAAGAAGATAGAATTAAGCTAGATATAGTTTTACAAAGAAATTTAAGTACCAACAGACAAATAAGCATAAGTGTTAGAAATGCTACTGGATTTAACAAAACATTTTCTGTAAACGAAACTGAAGTTGTATCAAAAGCAAAAACATTTACCATACGCTTACTAGGCGAAGTTGATAGCACTATAACTTGGCTAACTTCAGCAGATCTAGGCACACTAAATGCTAACCGAATCAGCACGTTGAGTGTTGAAGCAGAAACTTCAGTTCCTAATGCAGTGCTAAAATACAGTTTAGTCAGTGGTAGCTTGCCATTTGGATTATCATTAAAGGATGACGGTGAAATTATTGGCAAGGTAGCAATTTATGGAACAGCCACTGTTCCTGGATTGACATTCTTTGACAACGGCGAAACTACATTTGATGCAGCTAAAACAACACTGGATAGATCGTACTCATTTACGATATTAGCAAGAGACCGTTTTGGATTTAGTGCAACAACTAGAACATTTACATTATTCATAAATGATGCAGACAATCTAACATACAGTAACATATACTTCAAACCATTCTTAAAAACAGAACAAAAGCAATCGTTTTTGAACTTGATAAACAACGCAAACGTAATAGATACCGCAGTTGTTTACAGAGCGAACGATAGAAATTTTGGTGTTCAAAAAGAACTAAGGGCATTGGTATGGGGTGGTATAGAAACATTATCTGTTAGCTCGTATATAAGTGCAATTTCTAAAAATCACAAAAAGAAACGTTTTATGCTAGGAGATGTAAAAACAGCCGTAGCTAAAACTCCAGGTACTAACAACGTCATATACGAAGTTGTTTATGTAGATTTAATTGATGCAGGAAAGCCTTCATCTAGTAAAACCAACTTGTCTTTTAATACAGTCAACAATAAACGTATTACAGTTGACTCAATTAGATACGAACCAACAACTGATTATGTAGAACTTAATTCTCAGTACAAACCATCTTATAGAAATCGTCCTCTGTACCCAAATACCACTACAGTAGACAGCGATGCTATTAAGGCAAGTCAAAGTACTGAAAGTAAACGATACATTTCTAACATAGATACCATGAGAGATCGAATCAAAGAAGCAGGCAATATTAGTAAAGATTTCTTACCGCTATGGATGCGTACTGGACAAAACGGTTCGTTAACAGAACTGGGTTATGTGTTGGCTATTCCCCTTGTATACACAAAACCTGGATACAGCGAAATAATTGCAGCAAATATTCTCAACAATGGCTTCGACTTTAAGACACTAGACTACGAAATAGATCGATACATAATTGATAGCACAGCAGGAAATTCAACAGAACAGTATTTGTTATTCGCAA